TGTTTGTACTGATACCTAGCCTGATACAATTCAGTGCTCTGGCACTAATGTTCACATCATTTTGGCTTATTTCTCAAGTATTTTCTGCTTGATGATCAAAGAAGTAGTTAAAGCCCTCATAGGCGTAGGTAAATTTCCTGACAAGGAATTTGAGCCCACACTGTTTAACGTATTAGCATTTGGTCTTATGCTGATGTTTTTATTTTTGTTTGCAGTTGGGTGCGTAGCATTTATCGCATCGTTATTTATTACTTGATAAAAATGAACAAATTTGAAAAATTAAAAGATCACTTAGAAATTAGCGTACTTGTGAGTATATTTGTGATTTCTTTGTTAGCAGTTAATCCTCCGCTATAAAAAAACCCGCACTAGGCGGGTTTTCTGTCTACTCTACTGACGTTTCTCAACGTTTCTTATTATAATATATCAAACTCTTCTAAGAACTTTTCGTAATCACTGCTGTGATCAACACTTTCTTTGTACTGAGAAGTTGGCTGATTTGCACTTAACAAACAACTCTTAATTGCGCCGTATTCAAATTGATTAAGTTGTCCGCCGCTAGTGATCTTTTTACTGATACCTTGCAAGTAAGAACTTAGTTGACTGTCTTTTGCTGAGTAACTGAGTTGATTTACTTGATGCCCAAGTTTTGCTTGTGGTGTACTAAAGTCCACCATATCATTCTCTTTTAATAAGTCTTTTAAGTTTGCAAAGGATTCGTTTTTAATTGCCGATGTTATGTAACTTTCAAAGGCCTGTTTTCTAAATGATGCTGTTTTTAGTGTATCCATTACATCTGCTACACGCTGATCAAAATGTGTTACAGTAAATTTACTTTCTAAGTCTAGATCATCTTCATTTAGTTCTACACTTTCTGTTTGTGCTAGACTTTCTACTGAAGATTCATAAGTTTTAATGCCACTAAGTTTTTTAAATGTATCTTTGATTTGATTAATGTTTTCTACTGCTAATGTTACATATTCTTGATTGGTTTCGTTTACAATTTTTGCTGTTCTAACATAACGCACAAACTCACGTAATTTTCTAAGGTCAGTAGCCATTTCGCAAATTTTAGTTCCTACATCATCATAAACTTCGCCTCCGCATTGAACATGACGAGCTATTGCTCTAGCCATGTGCAAATTGTTTTCAGGTAACTTAAACCTTTCATCACCACGTTGAATAAAGATACTGTGAATCTGTCTACTACGTGATCCACGTACTTCTTCATTTACTGGTTTTTTGTGCTTAACAACAATTTTTATATTTTCTAATGTTTGATAACTTGTTTTACTTGACCCTGACAAGCTGCCAAAGCCTTCCATAACGTCTGCCATGTCTTTCTCCGATTGTCGTGCAATATCTGTGCTTTCTCCTTTAGCCTTGATAGTTTTATTAAATATTTTATAATCAAAGTTCATAAGCGAATCTGATGCTAAATTTTTTAACATACTTCTTACTTTGTGTTCGCTTAAATCTTCGCTAGTATTCAACACTATGGTTTCTGTGGTTGGATCAAGTCTAACGAGAATATTTGGGTCAGAGACTACAAATCTGCTGGCTTCTCCAGGGTCAACAACTTGCTTACCGGCAACATCAAAACTGTCGATGCCGAAGCCAAACCCTTTGAGGAGGTTGAATACTTTTTCTGCAACTGAAGATATATTTACACTCATAACAGTATTTATCAATTATAGGAAGCCAACTGGCAACGGCCCGTCATCGTCATCGCCGTCATCTACGTCTATAATACCACTGTTTACTGCATCATATATTGCATCTTCAAATGTGCTGATATAGTTTATCATGCGAACTTGTAACATCATTGCCATAACCAAGTCATCCATTTCGCCTGGTTTGGCTGCAAAACTATTACCTCTTGCTACAAAGTTTTTAAGTTCACTGATAAATGCTTTACTCTTTATTCTAAATCTATCATGCTCAATCAAACGCTTAAAGTTTAAGCATGCTTCCATTTTGCTTCTATGCCCGGTATGAAAGCCTTTGCGTCCACGTTTACCTTGCACTTTTTTAGGTTCGTTGAGAAACTCTCCCGGAAACTGTTCTTCGCCTGTATCTCTGATCACTACCAAAGCGGCCTCACCAATAGTGTTGTTTTCCACAGTCCAATATAAATTTTTACAACCATTATCACGCAAATAACACAGCACTTCCATTACTACTTTCATTTGCCCTTCTACTGGAGTTCTATTATGACACCATTCTCCAATTTGTTGCATTGCAGTAACGTCTACGATTTGTACAGCCGCATTATCTCCTCCAGTACCTGAGCTTGGATCAAGTGTTACACTGTATATGTGATTTGGCTTGGGTGTATCATACCAACGAACTTGTCCCATTTTGCCCACAGGCTCTATACCTTTCATTTCAACTAAGTATAGTGGATTAATCAGTGTTTCGTCGTAGATAATAAATTCACATTCGTGTTCACGTCTAAAACGTTCTTCGCCAATTCTTGCACGTTCAGCATTTGCCCATTCAACATCACGCTCTGGGTGTTCGTCCCATTTTGCTAAGTAGCCTTTAAAACCATTACGTCCTACTTGTTGTTGATTACCGTGTTCGTCAAACAGTTTGTTTGCTTCGGCCCAAATAAGTGCAAACGTATCGTCGTCACTGTTTGGTGTGCTGGTTACAATACAACTACCACCTGTTGACAGTGTAGGAGATAGTGCTGTCCAGAATTCTTTAGCAATACGAGAAGGCACAAACGCAAACTCGTCTAAGTAAATAAGTGTTAAGGACATACCACGACCAGTGTTTTCTGTTGTTGTGGTACTTACAATTCTGCTGCCATTGTCAAATGTTATACTACCTTTGTTGTATTCTGTAACACCTGCACGAATATGATCCGGGGCACTTTCGTAAGCATATCGTATACGTTGCATGATTTCACTAGCACCACTTGCTTTGTGTGCGGCTACAAGTATTGTACTGTCAGGCTTAAACATAGCATACCACAGCAAGTATCCTGCGGCTACAGTGGTTTTACCCATCTGTCTCCCCAGCATGTTGATACTGAATCTGTTTTGATTGTAGTTCTCTATCAAGTCTAACTGGTAATCAAATGGTTCAAAATCAATACCTCCACGTGTGGGGTGTTGGATACGCATGTGATTGACCATAAAATACAATGCACCAGTGTCAGGGTGTGCACAGTTTTTAAAGTCTTTTAGAGTCTTTTCATCATATGCAACTTTTGCATATCCTTGTTTGATAAGACTGGTATCTGCTGTTCCTCTAGCCATTGTTTACCTTAAAATAAATTGTGTTCTTTTGCATGCTTTAAAATATAGTCTGCTATATACTTATGACCAATAGTATCTGGGTGTCCTTTGTACGGCTCTTTTGATATAGTCTCTGCTACTTCATGGCCGTTCATTTCAGTTGGTTTTATAAATTTTTTCTTGGTGTAAAGTTTCCTAGTGTACTTTTGCACTAATGCTTTACCTAATCTTGTTCTACCCACACACCACCACATAACATGTCTAACATTGTTTTCGTCTAAGTATTTCATTGTGGGTAAAATTTCGTCAGTAGCATACTCCATAAAGTATTGTATAGGCCATCCACTGAAATACCATTTCTCCATTTCTTTTTTCCATTTGTTAAACACATCTGGATGAATATCTTCATCAGGTATATGGGTGTTTGTGAATGTTAAACTGTCGTTGTCCCATTCTCTTTTCACAAAATAGTGCTCTGTTTCATGAAGACTACTGTGAGAAATGTGTGCAATAGGATATACTAACTGATTATCCATTGTGGATACTGGTTCCCAGTGTCTGTATCTGGGAGTGGTATATTCATTGATAACTATTAAGTTTTCTAACGAGCCATATTTTTCTTTGTACTGCTCGCAAAAAGAAACAGTATCTCTAGCAGTCATGCCAATGGATTTACCTTTGAGTGCATCGTTCCACACTCTATCAGGTTTTAAACTTTCAGTGATATGTGTTACCCAACTAGGATAGTCGGTAATTTTTATTGATTCGTGATCTTTATACCAGCCGCTTGCAAAACTAGATCCATTGATGTATAAATCTGCCATGCAGATATTTATCAGCGGATTAGTTTGGCCTTGAGTGTATCGCGGAGTCTATCAATGATTGCTTGCTTGTCAGTTGTATAAGAAGGATCTTCTGGTTCGCAATCACACTCACCTGGTTCGCAATCACAGTCTACTGAACCGCACTGTGGACAAGGTTCGCCTTCTTTGCGTTCTTCGTCATCGCTTTCTGGCTCGTCCGTTGGTAGTTCTTTGTCTTTAGGTAGTGTGATGCCTGCAAGTTTTAACACGTCATGCAGATCTTGCATGCTTTTAGCATTAGCACTGATTGTTACACTAGCATCACCTTTTGATTTAGTTTTGCTGTATGTAACATTTTCTCTTTCTTCTTCTTGCTCAGGAGCACCCATACCCGGAGGCATCATACCATATTCCATGATGTCTAACAATTTTTTGTTGAGATCTTTATCATTCATTATGTGTTAACCCCTGATTGAGAAATTCTTGTAACTTCTTTGCTTGATTCTGCACCACGGCCCATATTTGGTTGACCCATCATGTCGTCATGCATTGTTCTTAAGTTATCACCCATAAGTTCGTCTTTGCTTGGATAATTTCTAAAGTAGTCAGCACCTTTCTCTGCTTTGATTTTTTCTAGTTCTGCTAAGAATTTTGTGTTATATGACTCGCCAAACAAGTCAACATCAATATCTGCATTTTCATTTTCATAATGATCCATGCTTTCTTGAGCAAGTTCAGCATCTTCTTCTGTGACGTAACGATCCTCATCACGCTCTACACGTTCTTCAGCCATATCTGCTTCTAAACGTCTTGGCTCTTTGACACCATAACATAATACACGACCATGATCTAAACCTAAATTAACTGCTAACCAAACTTCTAAAATTCTTTCATTTACAGGATACTTCAACACAATATCAGAACTGCATACTTCACTTGTACACTGAATGCCTTTGTAACGCACAAACTCCATTGGGTTTTCCTGAATAGGAGAACGTCTCCATGGCGTTGCACTCACCAAGTTATACTTTTGTAGACAAGATTCAAGTTTAGACATGTGCTCGCTATCGCAATCACTTGCTATCTTAATTCTGTAGCCGTATTCCTTTTTAAATGATTCGGTTAAATAATCTTTTAGTTTCATAGTCTTCTCTGCTCCGATCGTTATAACTATTTATCAAAAATAGACAATCAGTCGTCGCCCTTCATTATTCTTAGGAGCTCGTTGCGGTCGTAAACTTGTGTTGATTTAACATCAACATCATCGTCGCCGTTTTGATTTTTCATTTTATCTAATCTTGCTTTTTTCATCATTAGATCTAACTGTTGTAGTTTTGCTTTGGTTTTAGAATCTTTTGCTTCTAGTGCAATTTTTAACATGTTGCTGGCTTCTGCAAACACTTTGCCTGCTGCCATGTCGCTGACGTTCATACCTAAGTTCATCAATTGCTCATAACTGTCTATGGCTTTGAGGGAAATATCATCCATCTCTGATTCGTGTTCGCCTAAACCTCTGATTTCTTTAAATGCATCGTTGATTTTTTCTGCAACAGACAATCCATGATTAACTATTTCAATTTCCTGTTTGGCTTCTTTTACCGTAACAGGTTTTTCAGTTACCTCCTCAATTGGCGGTAAATTAAATTCTTCTTCTAGTTTCTTAGTCATTGTTTATAGCCTAATTTTATTAGTTGTATTATTCTTCCACCTATGTCTAGTGGATGCCATATTGATAATTTACGATCAACATGATGTGGTTTATGAAATCCTTCACCAAATGTTGCTAACCCAACAAGCAAGTCTGAATGTGCTTCTCCACCTCTGTGTGAGTAACTAAACACTAAACTGCCTATCAATTTAGCAAAGCCTGCTGGAGCAAGCCATGCATATATTAATGCAAAAGGATCTATCAGTGAAAGTATTAAAGCATACGCTGCAATTATTTCCCAATAGTATCTATGTTGTGCTCTATACAAATCATTTCTCAGTAGTCGGCCCGCCCATTTTATGTTTGGTTCTGTGAACACTTGTAAAAAGTGTGCATACCAGTAGCCTTTATGTTTAGGCGAGTGCGGATCATTTTCGGTATCAGTGTATTTGTGGTGTGCTCTATGTGTCGCTACCCACAGTATTGCAGGACCAACCATCATGATGTGTGCAAAAAACAACATCACTAGTTCAAACCATTTAGGACATTTAAAATAACTGTGGCTGAGATATCTATGATATCCCATTGTTAACCCAAATGTCATTATACCAAAATAAACAGCGCCTGCGATTGTCCATTGACTTGCTGTGCCGTACATAAACATAGGCACTATAGACAACATGCTGACTACTTGGCCAGCAAATAAACTCCACTGCATTCCAGCCTTACCAATTTGCATATTGCTATTTATCGTTACTTTTTACGTTTTTTGGGATTTCGAGGTTTGTTGTTGCGGAAGATCTGATCTTCATTGATTACTTTGAATCTGATGCCTTTGCGTTTGCACCATTCTTGTGCGGCTGTCCACTTGGCTGCATTCACAGCAACTTGCATTGTTTGGCCTTTGCCTTTTGCACTTTCTAGTGTTGTTTGGTTTGCAGGCTTAATTTCAATCAGTTCAACATGTTCACTGCCATTTTTATCAATGTATTGTATCATAAAGTCTGGCACATAGTTTGTGTACTTGCCTGTTACAGGATTACGGTAAGGAATTTTGATATTTTCATTTGCCCACTTTAGTATATTAGGATGACTATCACACATACGCATGAATGCTAGTTCCCAACTACTTCTAAAATATGGCTTTTTGTCGCCAACATACTTTGAGGCATTTACAACTTCGTAAACACCTTGTGCAAATTTCTTCATGGTTGAATTAAGTCTGCTACCTTACTTTTTGAATTGACTGTGGGTACAGCAATACCTACTCTGCTACCCGCTGGTCTCATTTGATTCATTGCATTGTAAGCATCGATTGTTAGGTTTAGTGTGTTTTCATTGACTTTAAAATACTCTAAAGGGTCAACGCCTTGTGCGTCTGCAACTTTCATCAGCACATCAGTCATTGCTCTAGCTGCAGGCTTTTTAAATCCTGCTTTCTCTAATTTACTTTGTATCATATTAACTTTGTCAGGATTGAATGTTTTCTCGATACCTTGTGTGAGCTCTGCTAACAATTCCGAACTTGCTTCAGGTAAAGGAAATTGTATGGTTGCATCTTCTAAATATGCAACCAATGTATCTTGTACAACTTTATACTCTACAGTGTTTCCAAATCTGTCGTATAATGATGAGCTCATTTTACTGTCCTGTTCTTGTTCTAGGCTTGTCTCTGGTTCCTAGAAATTCATTAATTTGTTCTTTATATGAAGGACCGTTCTTTGTTTCTTCTGATGACGGCACGCTCATTGCTTTGCCTTGTGCAGAATTATCAAACCTTGCTAAGTCTGTGTCATTAAGAGTAAAATTAAATGCAGTGTTCACAGTCATATGTTCTATTTCAAAACTCATATCGAATGTTCTAAAATCACTACTAGTATAATCTAATTCTCCTGCATCAAAAGATACAAATTGTGGACGAAACAAAATATATTCAACACCTTTACCACCAGCATACTGAATAATTTTTATATAGTCAAAAAGATGGGCATCTTTAACTGCGTCTAAGCCAGCATTATTGCTTGCAAAAGATGTAGATTGAAATGTACCCGGCGATGTAGTAACATCTCTGTTACTAGGCCAGTGTTGTGGATTTTGATCTCTGTCGCCGTTTTGTGGATTATTGGTTCTGTTTCTGGGCTCGTTGTAATAATAAGCAAAATACTTCATAAAAATTGCCAACCATTCGTTATTGACTGTGTCAATAACTGAGATATTACAAGGGCCATAATCTACACCTGTCTGAATAAGTCGGCGATAATTGTATTGCTTTTTGGTTGTTGTGTTGAACTGTATTTCAGGAATCTTAGCAGTTTGTACTAAGCTGCTAATTTGTGTTCTAAACGCACTACTATCACCTAGTGCTGACCCTTGGTTTCCAAAGCCAGTAATTACGCTGGGGTTGAATACAAATTCAACGAACCCAGCGAATTTTTGTCGTGGAGGCGTAATGTTAGGTTTAAACCTATCAGCATTACGCCAATTCCGAAAGAATTTACTTGTCGCATCATTGGGCATACTGACGCCTCCATAACATTAAAATAACGATTCTATTACCCTAGGGTTGAAGAACCAGTGTTATTTACGTCAAGGAAACCTGCTGTTCCTGCTTGTGGACCTGCATCACTATCTGGGCCAACGTGAATAGCGTTGTCATAACGTATAGTTAAAGTCATCTGCTGTTGACTTGTTTCTGTGTAGTCATGATCACCGTATGCAACGTTTTGCAAGAAACAACCTTCAAGTTCCCAACGCTCTGATGCACCTTGGCTTACGCCGTCAAGTACTTCAATGTCCATGTCAAATTTGAAATCATTTGCTGCTGCAGCTGTAGTCTGCTGGAAGTGGTTAACCTGATTCTGCACTTGCGAACCAACCATTCTAGAAATGCTGTTAGTAATGTCGTCACGGATAACAACGTCAATTGTTTGCCAAGTGTGCTTACCTTGTATGTACACTTTACTGTTGTAACTGTGTACTTCAACTTCGTCAACACTTATGCTAGGACGAGTAACACTTTGAATATTTTGTGTTAGCTCAGTTGGCCTAAATGAGTCGCCAAAGGGTGCACGGAAGACCACACGGAAACGATATTTTAATTTAGGCATGATGATGCCTGAACCGGTATTGCCTGTTATCGGTACACCGAATCTTGATTTAGTTTCTGCCATTTTGTTCTCCTAATGAACTAATTTAATTATACTGATATTTATCAAATATCGTGCAATTTCATTAACTCTTGTTTTAAAACGGTAAAAAAAAGGGGCATTACTGCCCCTTTTCCTGGTAATAGTAGACTATTAACCTGTTGAACCCAATGTGTTCTGGATTCTGATTGGAATATAAATGAATTCCACTGCTTTGACTGGCTGAATAGCAACGTCAATGTGCAATTCATTCCTGTCAATTCTTGCAGGTGTATTGTTTGTGCCGTCGCACACTGTTACAAAGTCGAATAAACCACGTTGTGTAACAAGTTCACCTAAGAATCTATCAACAACTGACTTCGCATTTGTACGAGTTACAGTGTCGTTAGGTTCAAACAAGAATGGTTTTACAGCATCATCTAACTGTTCACGAATGTAAATTACCAAACGTGAAACGTTAACACGATCAAGAGCACTTGCTGTAGCATTAAGTGTCTTTTGACCAAACACATTAATTCCTCTTCCTGGGAATGATGCAATTGGGTTAACTTTGTTTAGATACATTGAATCACGCTGTCCTTCATTTAGAGCAACTGAAACGTATTCATTTTCTGCTGGATCTAAATAACCGACGCTTGTAGCATTATTAACTACACCACGTTGGAAACCTGCTGGTGCAAACCATGGGAATGCCACCTGGTCATTGTATGCGTATGTACGCAATGCCATATATGATGCTGGTACTAATATATTTGTACCATCTAAGTTAGTTGTTAATGCATGTGGATAGTAAACTGCTGCTTGTGAGCTTGCACTTACTAAACCATCTTCGCCGTTTTCTGAAGCGTTGTTGCTGTTGGTTGCCCAATTCTTTGTGCTTGTAGCGTCTGCTTTCAAACGTAGTGGTGGGTCGATCAATGAAAACACTGTGTCTTTTCTGTCGACACTTAATGTTAACATTTCATCTGCTAGTTCAGGATAACCTGGAACAGCCACTAAGTTGAAACGATTTGTTTCATTTCTGATGTCATCGTTGCTTGCTACTGCTGCTTGTAAAGAACGAACAACTGCTTTACGTTGTGCTTTTCTTAACAGTAAGCCTGAGCCATCGCCTGCATTACCTGAGAAACTTACCCAAACGTTGCCGATGTTATCGCTGTCTGGTGTATAGTTTACACGATACTGCTTGACGTTACCGCCTGAAGCTCTGTAGTTCCAAGCAATCATGCCTTGTGGATAAAGACTTGCATCTGGTGCATCACTGTCTAATGAAGCACTTGCACTCTGTCTAAAGTCGCCAAACAATATTCCGTCTGGTGAACTTTGATCAGTTAAGTCAATAACGTTCCAATCTGAACCATCATGCTTGTAAAGTTTTAAGTTTTCAGTGTCTGAGCTGTTTAACCAAATGTCGCCATCTACTAATGAACTTGAACCGTCTGATTGTACAGTTGGCTCTGTTGCTTTAGTTTGGAAATCTGTGGTTAATGATACCCATGCACTACCATTGTGCTCAAGAAGGTCAACATTGTCTGTGCTGATGTCAGCATCATACCATAATGTTGCATTTGCTGTTGCACCTGTTGGCTCTGTTGTGCCTGGATTAATTGCATCAATTGCTTTAAAGTTACTTGTACGTCCTGCTGACAAGTTAACGTTTGCAAGTCTAAAGGTTACGTTTGATGTGTCGCCCTCAGTGAGGTTGATATCAAATCCTTTAGTGTTTGTTAATGTTACTTTGCCTGCTGCATTACTTGCAGTGATTTGATCTGCAAATGTTGTGCTTGCGTTTGCTGCTGAAAGTGCAGACTGAATGTCTGTTACAAAATCATCAACTGTGATGTTGCCATCAGTTTCGCTGGTTAAGTAAACAGGAATTGCAGTAGTACTGTTGTTAACATAAATGTTAAATGCAATATTACTTGCGTCAACTAGTGCATTAGACATTGCTGAATCACTAACTGCTGCTGAACTTGCAACTGTTACTGCTCCGCCGCCGTTGTATTCCCACAGTCTTGCACTTGCAAGTCTTTGAGTTGCATCGTTGATTTGATCATACCATAAAGCACCTTTTACTAATGAGCCTGCTTTTGTATGGTAATCATATGCTTCTTTTGCTGTGCTTACAAAAGGCACATCCTGTGTCACAAACTGTGAACCATTCCATCTTTTGATCTTGAGATCTGTACCACTGTTAGGCTTTGTGCTCTGGAAGAAAACGTCACCGTCTGCTAATGCGCCGCCGCCACGTTGTGTAGTTGGTATAGTTGTATGGGTTGCCCACTGGAAGTCTGCACTTGATTTAGCACTTGACCATGCAGATGAACCAACGATATACCATTGTCCACTGATTTTTTCAAAGATGTAAGTTAATGATAATTCATCACCATTGTTGTCTTTTTGTACAACTGCAAACTTACCGTTAGTGCTGAATGCATCTTTTGGTACTGAGTTTGCATAGACATCTGATGGAGATGTAACTAAAATGTTTGCTGATTCTGATACCCACTTAGAACCATCGTATTGTTTAATACCCCAAACTGTGCTGCCTGAGTCAAACCAAATTGCGTCTGCTGCAGGATCTGCTGATGGAGCATCTGCTGATGCTTCTAGTTGGCCTAAATCAATATCTGCTCTTAGAACGTATGCTCTGTTAGCAAGTCCTAAGAAACTATATGCTGCCATTAAGCCGTATTCGTTTGTTTCATCACCGTGAACTGGTGTGCCGCCACTTGATTTAAATGATGGGTTACCGTAGTTCTGTAATAATTCACGCTGGCTAGTAATGGAGTATAATTTGTTTGCTTTTGCCGACGTTGTGTATGATGCTGTTGAAGTTCCGTCTGGTGCTGTCTTATTCGATGCTGTTGCAATCACAATAAGTGGCACTGTGCCTGCCCCGGCCGGAGCATAGAAACTTTCATCAGTAACACTAATATTAACGCCTGGCGATACTAATGTTGCCATATTATTTCTCCTAATATATTAAGATACGAATAATCGTATGCATATATTTATCTAAAAAGGAGTTTTTATGGTGTTTATGAAAATTACCAGGTATTAGGTGGTATTAGACGATTTTAAGTTTAGGTAATCTTATAATTTCTTGTATTTCTGCTACTTTGTTCGCAAGATCTTCTTTGCTACCGTTGTTGTTAATTATGTAATCTGCACTACAGCCTGCCCAGTTCCATTCACTTTCGTGTACATCTCTGTATCTTGTGTGCATGATTTTTTCTGCAACTGCATTTTCGTGTGCTTCGCATGCAGTGCTCCACCATTCAGGTAATTCGCCTCGTTGTACCCAAATAACTTTGCCGCCAAGTCTTTTAATTAATTCTAATTCATTAGTAAAGCGAGCATCGCTGATTACAACACATTTTTCTGAATGTCTGGCTTTTAATCTATACTCTAAACTATGCAACCATATATTAGTATCGAAGTGCTTTCTGAGAACATCAGTGCCAATTAGTTGTAGTGCTAGTCTTGGAGTAAAGTGTGGAATGCCTAACTTACTAGCCCAGTATAAGTCAGGTGTTTCTCTGAAGTCTCTGCTTTCGATTGTGTCGCCTTCCATTAAAGAACGTTCCCAACCAAACACAGCAGACGTTAAATCTTTTAGTGGTGCTGCAAAACTATCTTCGACACAGCCTTGTTCAGTGAACATCTTGGCCACAGTGCCTTTACCACTGCCCATAAGTCCAACTAAACCAATTATCATATACTATCCTATCACAAATCCAAGCGGTGAACCGCCTTCTTCCATGTTATATATCTGTTGCTTGAGTGTTTCCATATCATTAACGGCTTCTGTTTTTAATGCATCACCGTTCAACTGTATGGCTCCGCCTGCACCGGGTAGTCCACTAGTATATTTGCTTCTTGCTTCGCCTAGGATGAATTTTGCTTGTGCTAGTGCATAAAAAGATAACCACTGATTAGCATACACATCTTTTAACAATGTTGCTTCTGGTATGAAATTGTATATACCAACTAACACTTCTTCTTCGTGTCTTACATTGCGTAAGATTTTTAGTACTTTGGTATTTCTATTCCATATAAAGTTGTATTCGCTGCCAAATATACGACCAATATTTTCTTTGTATTGTGCAAATGCATCAAATACTGCAAGGCCGCCTATTTGTCCTGCTTGTAGCATGTACATATTGTTGAATGCAACATCAAATGGATCAAAGTTTGTACCGCCACCGCTATTAGTACCAATACCTCTACGGTAAAGTCTGCGTACTTCCATTACCTCGTCCGGTAATGTGTATTCGGTTACGTTTTCTTGAGTGCGAATGTAAAGCATTGCTTCTTCTACGCTGCCTGCACTGAGCTGACGATATGTTGCAAGTGCTTTGTCTATTGCAACATCGTAGTGTTCGCGGTCAAGTTCTACATCAACAATACCATCTGCTAAACGCAATTTGATTTCGTTAATAAGTTCTTCTCTGTTATTGTATCCAATTTGATTTATAGGCATAACACTATTTATCACTAAAATGCTTTAAGTATTACTGTATGCTCGTTAAATCGACCATTAAGTTTTGTGTCGGTGGTTGTAAGTTCTTTGAACGCTTTGCTGAACTTTGTTTTAGCATTACCGGTCCAGTTTTTGATTTGTTCTGTGGGCTTACGAAGTGTTTTTTGCACACTCTTAGATGTACTAAAGTCTTGCAATGTGGTGCCTTTAACCATTAATCCTGTTTTTAGGTCGTCAACTACATACACACCAATTTTTCTAGTTTTAGTATTGTACACCCATACTTCTTTGGCTTCGACAATTTCTGTAGGATTAATACTTGCAATGCCCAGTGTGCTGTCATTAACTTGAAACTTTAATTTGTTTACCAATCGTTCCTTGCTCACTGCTTTAGGTTTGCGTGGTTTACGTTGTGCTTTGCCTGTGTTTATCAGTGTGTCGCAGGCAGCATTAATTTTTTCATAAAATTCCAAGAACTGCTTACGCATTTTAACATTCATAAACGAATATGCTTCTTTGATGTCGTCGTCTTTCCACTCTACAACTTCTAATGCTTCTTGATGCTGTCCGGCAAAATCTTCTTTGATAATCTTAGCATGGTTAGGCTTTACTATACCTCCAGCATAAACACGCAAGTCAGTAAACGGATCAAACTTTTTCATATCAAAAGAATCACCATAAATCATTTCATCTAACTTGCCTTCCCATTCAGCACATAGATCAGTGACTTGCTCTCGCATGCGTTGCTGGATACTGATTTTAGGTAGTGCATCTTTTTTCTTCTCTTCTTTTTCTTCGATGATCTCTTCTGCTTTGCACTCCAATTCAGGAATCTTGTTTAACAGATGTTCGCGAATTGCAGGACTCATATATCCGTTTGTTTTTGTCCAGATGTATGTGTGTTTAGCAAAAGTTCTAAACCATACGTCAGGTACTTTTTTTAATTTGCTGATTAAATCTTTGTCCAGTCCGCTGTCTTTATCAAGCCAAGTTCTAACGGTAGCGTCTGCTTTTTTATCAGGCACTTCATAGTGTACGAAATATTCATACTTTCGGTAGATAGAAGTTTTCTCTTCTTCTGTTTTTGCACTGTTAATTTCTAGCCAGTTGGGTTCTGGCATCAAGTAAATGTCTTTGCTTTTTCTTTTTCTTGCCATTAGTCGTCAATCTCTACGTTATCAGGATCAATGTACATCTGCTGAAGTGGCAGTGGCCATTGTGAGTATCCTATAACCTTATTTTTATCACGCAGTGCTCTTTTGTCTCTCAAAAAACGGAATGCCATGTGCATACCATCGTACTTACCAGACTTTTCACCTGCTCGGTAAGAAAAGAAACTGTTGAGAACGACAAAAGTGAAAAATACAGATGCTGTCATAAAATCCATACTGGCTCCTAAATGCTACAGTTGAGCTTTATATTAGCATCACTCACTGCTTGTGTCAAGTTTTACTTACCAAATGACAGTATATTTTATAATAAAACACTATATTCGCATATCTTTTTGCATTTTTACCCTGTTTTAAAATATGATAAATAGTGTTATGCCAAGATTAAGTTTATGGAATCCAACAAAAACAAACGACTTCAATTTTATTGATCGAGTTGTAGGCGAACACCTGCATGCAGGCGGCACAGGTGTGCACGTTCACAAGTACTTGGGTATCAACACAATAGCAGATACTAAAGATCCAACAAGACCTGCAACTGATGGTAACAACTCAGAAGTTTTTATACAAGATTTATTGTTTTTAGAAAACAGAGATAGAAAATACAGCAAAGACATTTACGAACTGCGTGGTCAATACAACATTGGCGATAACGATGCATTTGATTTAACACAGTTTGGTATGTTCCTTGCTAACGATCAGTTGATGATGAATTTCCACATTGAAAGTATGGTAGAAGCAATTGGTCGTAAACTTATGCCTGGCGATGTATTAGAACTGCCTCACTTACGTGATGATTTACTATTAGGCAGTGATGATGCAATAAACAGATTTTATGTAGTCACAGATGGTAGCAGGCCAGCAGAAGGATATGATCCACGTTGGTGGCCTCATTTGTGGCGTGTTAAATTAGGTCCAATAACAGACAGTCAAGAATACAGAGATATACTTGGTACTGGCGAAGAAGAAGGCGACCTTAGAAATCTCATCAGTACTTATGCAGATGAAATTACTATTAACGATAAGATTTTAGAACAAGCAGAAAATGATGTACCTTATGATCCTCAGTATAGAAATACTGCACACTTGTATGTTGACGAATCAGTACCTGGTAAACCTTTAATTGACTTTGGCGGCGTAGACGCTACTCCACCTAACGGTGCACAATTATTAGGCAGTGGTGAGCAGTTTCCTACTTCAGGTGTGTCTGAAGGTGATTATTTCTTAAGGACTGACTTTAAGCCTAACAGATTATTCCAAAAAACAGGAACACGCTGGGTGTTTATCAGAGATGACGGTAAAGGTTCCTGGGCTGCTGCTAACAAAATACTCACAGGGTTTATCAACAACGATTCACTAGTAACTAACAGTGACGGCGAAGTAACACCGGAAAAGGTCAATCTTAGCAAGGTTGTTAAGCCCAAGACAGATAACTAGTAAAAACGAAAGGAAGTAAAATGTTTTTTAAAAAAGATAAGTTAGACCGCAAGGCGGTTTTTGAACAATTAAAGATTGACGAAGGAGTAGTAAATGAAGTTTACCTCGACCACCTCGGACTACCTACATTCGGAGTTGGACATTTGGTCATTGAAGGGGATCCAGAACATGGTGAACCAGTTGGAACTCCCGTATCTGAACAAAGAGTGGCAGAAGTCTTTGAACGTGACCTTGACACCGCAATTAGTGAGTGTGTTGCTCTATACGGAGATCAGTTTAATGAATGGCCAGGAGAAGTACAAGAAGTACTTGTGAACATGATGTTTAACATGGGTCGTACACGTTTAGGCGGTTTTAAAAATTTTCGTAAGGCACTTGAAGAAAATGACTGGAAACGTGCCGGGGTAGAAGGCAGAGATAGTCGTTGGTACAGACAAGTTACAAAAAGAGCCGAAAGGCTAATGGTACGTTTAGAGAACGTATAAACACAACAGAGAGATTATGGAATTGAAAGAATTAAACGTTGAAAAAGTGTGCGAGATACTTAACGAAATTATAGAATTAGAAATGGCAGGTGTGGTCAGATATGCACACAGTTCATTAATGGTAAGCGGACCTAACAGAATACCTATAGTGGCGTTT